TCGCATCTCCGTCTTCGTCGACCTTGATACGGTTGCGGCGGTCCTTGAAGTACTCGAACTGGAAGCCGCGGTCAGGGTCATTCTCGGTCCAGTCATGTTCACCGAAGACCTCCATCTCGGAGAAGAGCCAGAGCTTGTCCTCCTCTTCGCCGAACTTGCGGGGCTTGATAGCTGTGATAAGCGCGTCAGGGAGCAGCGCGATAACTTCCTCGTTGAGGTAGCGACGCATATCGCAGGCAAGCCAGCCGCCTTCGTTGGTCCACTCCTTATTCATGCGGTGGTAGCCGAGCAGATTCTTCAGCCCGATAACGCCGTCGTCCATGACGACGAACACAACCTCGCGGCCGTCCTTGAGAGTCTCGACGATTTCATCGCCGACCTTGAGCGTACCCGGATTTGCCCAGTTAAAGGCGCGGGTTTCTTTCGTTGTAATAGTTGCCATAATAAAAACCTCCTGAAAAATATATTTGCTTATAAGAGCGTTCCGCCCTTGAGAAGCCTTCTGATAGTCCACACATCGGAGCAGTACATCGGCGTAAACCAGTAGCTCTCCAATGAGTCATCCGAGCACATAGGCTCGGTAAGCGAGTTACCCACTTTGATATAGCCGGCGACGCCGAGAAGCGAGAGCTGGATATAACACATATAGGCTACGGTGTAGTCAACGTCCTGCGCAGTCACGAGAATATGATTCTGCCAGTTCAGACCCGCCTTGCTTATCCGCTTAGCTGCGGCGTGAACACCGGCAATCAAAATAGCGCCGGCACCGCAAGCGCAGTCGTTAATTGAGATATAGCCTTTCGCCTCGATAGTCGGCAGCACGTTGTCACAAGTCATTTCTGCCATCATTCGGCAAACATCGTAGGGCGTAAAGAACTGCCCGCCAGAGTCATTGCCGAGGTTAAGCGCCATAAAGATACTTCCGAGGAAGTCCTGCTCCGGATTCTTCTCGAGAGCAAGGACCACTTCCGCAGCGAGCTGAGGAAAAATCTCTTGCTCCTTCTTGTTGTACTTCTGAATCCGCTTGAGGTAGAGCTCTTCACGCTTTTCAAAGTGAGACTTGTCGACTGCGTTCGAGATAGCGCAAGCGTACATCGTAACGAAGTCCTGCCAGACCTCCCACGGAGTCCAGCGGTATGTAAGCTCTCGGAAGAGCTTTACAAAAGGTTGGTCGTCGGTCTTTCCGACTCTTTTTGCCATCGAATTGCCTCCTTTAATAAAGTAGTGTGCTAAAGCAATCGGCCCGAAAGAAACGCCCTTGCGGGCGAATCTTTCTCAGACGATATTGACCTCGTAAATGAGGTAGTCGGCGAAGTCTGCCGTGCGGTAAAGGTACGGCGAGATTTGCTGCGGACGGTCGGAACGGCTCTCGACAAAGGCCTGCGCCTTTTCTAAGGTTGAGTAGCCTTCCTGACTGACTTTCCCGAGGCTTGCCTCGGGAATCACTTGAACGATGTAAACTTTCATGTTATTGCCTCCTTGTTTTTAATGTCAAGAGGTTACCTTTCGCAGCGCGCTTACCGCTTGAAGCTCGTAAGCTGGGCGGCGCTGTCCGCATTCTGTTTTATCCTCTTGACATTATTTATTATGCCGCGTTTTACTGATTTCGGGAGCGCGCAAAACTGCCGGGATTTTGCGAACTTTCCGTTGCGGTTTTACCGCTTTCAGTCAATCGCGTCGACCTCGCCGGCTCTCATAGCAGCCAGAATCGCGTTGAGCTCATTCGCAAGGAAGCGGTGGCACATACGCAGCTTCATGTCGAGCTCCTTCTTCGTGTATTTGCGGTCAACTGCTTTAAGGTAATCATGCCACGGGGAAAAGTCCGGGTCGAAGAGCATACAATGCGTTTCGTCATAGCAAAGCTCGAATACCTTCTTTACCTCAAAGCATTTACTAAAATGCTCTGCCGACCGGCGAACGGTCCAGTTTGTGGCCTTTACGGCGTCAGCGCACCGCTGTAGAGCGCAGTAGCTATAACAAGCGCGTTGGAAATTCATATAATCGTTACCTCCTTAGGGTTTACTTTCTCGCCTAAACGCGATATAATATATGAACACTCTTAAGCTCAGCCGGTCTTGCGACCGGCCAAGCTCTCGAGCGGACGAGGTTAGTCGTCAGTTACGTATTCAAGGTACTCGGTGTCGGTCGCGAAGAGCATGTACTCTCCGTTTACCAAGCCCATGAATCCGTAGTCGGTGTGGTAGCCGTCCATGATTGACCTCCTTTCTGAGCTCTCGTTGCTGGAACAACGGGGGCTCTTTTCTTTGTCAAGGTTTTCCCCTTGACAATTATTATTTTACCGTGTTTGGTAAGAAAAGGGAGCGCGCAAAACTACCGGGATTCTGCGAACTTTCTGTTGCATTTCTACCGCAAATAGTAAAAGGCCGGAGCCGTCCCACGAAGGAACGACTCCGGCCTTATCTCTTAGGCGAGCTGATTTACTTTTTTCTGTACGGCGGCGTAGTCATACCCAGCGGCCTCAAGCCGCTTTTTACGCTCCGCGCCGTTGCCCCACTTGCCTTGCAGGACCTCCCGAGCGAGCTCGTCTACCGACTTGCCCGCGCCCTCCTCAGTAGTGATGAAGGCCGAAAAGCCCGCGGCTTGCAGCTTCTTCATCATAGCCTCCGCGTTCGCCTTGACCTTGAAGGCCCCGACCTGAATCTTGTAGAGGTCTCCGACCTTCACCATATAGGTGTCGAAGCCTTTCGCCTTGACCTTAGCCAGCATGGTGTCTGCATTTGTCTTAGACTTAAAAGCGCCCGTCTGGACGCGATACAAGCCCCCAGACGGCTTTTCAGGCGCAGGTTTGGTATTTGTACTCCCAAGGCGTTTGTTGACCTTAGAGGCAATCTGGGCGTGCCGTTCGTAGAGGTATGTACCGGGACAGCTCTTATTCGCGTAGTCTCGGTGCACGGTCATGTTGCAGCCGTTCTTGTGATTCACGCGGTCGGCCTTATTTGTGGACCATACAAGCTCCTTGATACCGTTTCGCTTACAAATATCAACGAGCAGGTCGATGAGTGCGGCATAGGCCTTTGCATTGACTGCGTAAGGCTCTTTGGTGTCACTGGCGACCTCAATCGTGATTGCGCGATTGTCGTTCGCCGCGTTCGAGGAGCACCACGAGCGGTCTTTCTCCTCGACATACATGCCGATACGGCCGTCGTAGCCGATACCGTAGTTGCTGGACGCCTGCCGGGAAGTAGGCGCGAACACGTTGCCGAGGGTCTCGACCGAGCATTGACCGACCACGCAATGGATAGTTACGGTATCGATTTTGTGGTTACGGGGGCTCGATTTATTCGGCGAGATTTTCGTATAGTTTACGAGCGGGCTGTTACTCATTTTCTGTACCTCCTTCTGTCTTAGCGTTCAGGATAGCCACGAACTTAGTAAAGGCCTCCTTGATGTATTTGCAGGCCACGAGCAGCACGGCGCCGATAATGATGAGGTCCGCGAAGAGGTCAGAATACTCCTCGGGAATCGCCCAGCCGACTTGATTTGCGAACAGGGGCAGAGTCGTGATTGCGGTGCAGAGCAGCGTCAGCCCGACCACGAAAGTCAGAATCTTAAGGCCACTCGCAATGAGCTTGTCCTTGTCAAAGGCCTCATGCAGAATCTTGATGTTGTACCAGAGCGAAAAGGCGACATTCGCAAGGTACGCGGCGAGGAAGATAAGCATGGCCCAGCCGATGTTGATAAGGTTTTGCAGTACGCTTTCTAACATGTTTTTAGTCCTCCTTTGAATCATTGTATATATCAGGCCCGTACTTCTTACGGAGCTTGATTCGGTTTTCGGCTTTCGCCTTACTGTAGTAGAAGCCGGTCGCGGTAGCGAGCTCGGCAAAGATGGCGGGGATAAGGTATGCAAGCGGCGAGGTGTCGCCGGTTTTCCAAACAACGGCCAAAGTAAAGACCGTTACGATACCCGTAGCGGTCCCGACGATGGCGATTATGATTTTGGAAAACTCTCGTTTCTTAGCTCTCATCGGGCGGCGATACCGGCAGCTCTAAGAACTTGTTATGGAGGTCGTCCATAACGCCGTTCACGCCGAGGGAGTGGTACTGCTTCCAGCAGTTCTCGAAGTTTTCCCGGGCGTAGATAGGAGCGAAGCCGCGTTCCTCCCATTTGTTGTAGTCGCTAATCATCTGCGACCTGAGCAAGGCTTGCAGTCCCGCCTTTACTGCGGCCGTGTCCAGAGCGTTCTTCTTGACGAGGGAGTGCAGGTACTTGAAGACGGCCGCAATGAGCGCAGGCGCGCCAAGAAGGCAGAGCCATTGATAAACCGTCATTCAGTAACCTCCTCCCAGCCGTAGACCCCCGGCTCCCAAACGTTATTTGCAGCAGTGCTTACCCAATGCTTGCCGTTATGCGCCACCTTGTCGCCGAGCGCGTAGGCGTCATGCGCGCCGAGGGGCTGAGACCATTCGGGGTACTCGACCGTAGGGTCTCCGATTTCCTTCCATAGGCTTGCAGTAGCCGGCGGCGTCCAATCTGCTTGCGAGCTGTGCGCTTGTACGCAGCGGTACAGTTTTCCTTTGTAAGAGCAAATCGCCTTGACCGCATAAGCTACCGGGTATGCCCATTCCGAAAACTGCTCGGCGTGTTCCGTGAGAGTCGCGTCGTCGAGCTGTTCTGTCTCTGCCATTTTCACGAAAACAAGACTCGCGAGCTCCGGAGCTCGTGCTTTTGCGAGGGCAGTCAGATTCGCCTCAGTCGTGTAGAACTCCCCGGCATGATAGAAGTAGAAGCCGGCGACAACTTCCGCGGGAACACTCTCGACCTCAACGAGAGTATGCCGGTCACAGAGATACCCGACCTGCTGTGTGGGCCAGAAGGTGTCGGAGTCGTTCGAGTAAATTGCGTCGGCTTTGTCCTGCTCGCTGAGAACGACGACGCCGTTTGCCTGCCTGCGAACATAACAGGGGTGCTCGCAGATTTCGACAATGAGATTTGCCGAGTTTGTGATTAAGTACATAGCGCTTTCCTCCATTCGATTTTATTGTTCGGGTGGAATCCGAACAGTTTCTTAAAATATAGGTCCATGCGTTCGACAGCGTGGAAGCTGTTTCCTCGCTTCATGTGTCCGCGCCAGCTCTCATAGGCACTGCAAATATCCGAGAGCGGAAATACACGCCGGACGAGCTTGCCGGCGATTTTCACGACTCTGCCCTCGATATTCCAGCGCTTGAACTTCTTGAGCTTGCGCCGGATTTTCTTAATACTCTCAAAGCTCATTTTGCGAAGGACCTTCCCGGTCTCCGTCAGCTTGAAGCGGATTTGCAGGAACTTGAAGCCCTCGCTGAGCTTCTTGATTTTTGTCTTTTTCGTATTAAGAATAATGCCGAGAGAATCACAGACCTCTTTCATGCGAGTAAGACACTCTTTGAGGTATTCCTTGCTCGGATGAATCAGATAGCCGTCGTCCATATATCTGGCGTAGCCCTTAATGCCGAGCTTTTCCTTGATGAAGTGGTCGAGCTTATTCGGCAGCATAAGAGCGGCAGTTTGCGAGATTTGACTTCCGAGCCCGTAACCGATGGGCCCGAAGTTATCGAGACACTCATTCGCGAGAGCCCTGATTCTCACGTCATGCACGCGCCTTGCCAGTTCACGGCTG